GTGATGTGGGGCATGCTCTGCCACGCGGTCCGGGTGTCCGCGGCAGCCGATCCGGCGCCGCCCCGTGCGGGCTATCCGTCGGCATCGCCGGGGGCATGGCTCGCGCCGGACGAGGTCACCTGGTGGCAGCGGGTGGCCGCCGCCCTGCGCAGCGAAACCGACGGGGTTGTGGAGGACGACAACCGTCCGCCACCGCCGGAGCACATCGAGATCCTGCTGCGCGACGAGCTCCTGCTGATCTGGCACGGCCACGCGCTGCGCGGTCTGGGCGACTGGCGCCGCCTGCGCAAGGCGGTCTACGCGCTGGCCCGCGGCGCGCCGCCCCGTCGCGTGCAGGCGGAGACCGGCCTCAGTCGCGACCGGCTGCGACATGCGCGGAACCGCGCTGTGGCCGACATGCTGGCGGCCTGGTCGGGGACGGAAGCGTGATGACCTGTGCCGCTCACCCGCCTCATCCAGGACACCAGGGCCGCCTGACGGCCGCACCATTCCCCTCCATCGGAGTTCCCGCCATGCCGCATCCCGACAACACTCCCCGCCTCATTGATCTCGAAGCCCTCGCCCTCGGCGATATCGCGGCGCTGCCGCCCGAGATGCTTCTCGCGCTGCAGGACGAGGCAGCGGCCGAGACCGCCCGCGTGAAGCGGCTGCGGGACCGGCTCGAAGCCGGCATCGCGAAACGCTACGAGGCCGCCGCCGCCGCGGAACGCGCCGCGCAGGGCAAGACCAGCGGCACCGTCCGGATCGAGGATGCGGGCGTGGTGGTGATCGCCGAGCTTCCGAAGAAGGTCACGTGGGATCAGGACCGGCTCGCCGCCATGGCCGAGCGCATCCGTGCCGCCGGCGACGACCCGAACGAGTATCTCGAGATCACCTATCGTGTGCCCGAGCGGCGCTACGGCGCATGGCCCGAGGCGATGCGCGAAGGCTTCGCCGCTGCCCGGTCCGAGACCACCGGCAAACCCGTGTTCCGGCTCGAGGCGCGGGACCGGTGACGCGCGGCGGCGGGACGCCCGCGCGGCAACGCCGGGCAGGTTCCCCTTCGGCACCCGGTCACCCCCGCCGCCGCGCACCCTGAATGCAACCACCGGAGAACCCCATGCCCTTCCGCATCATCACCGCCGACGAACGCCTCTCTGCCGCCGAGAACAAGACGTCCCTCGCCATCTTCGGCCCGCCGGGCGTGGGCAAGACCTCGCTTCTGAAGACGCTGCCGGCCGAGGAGACCGTCTGCCTCGACCTCGAGGCCGGGATGAAATCGGTGCAGGACTGGCGCGGGGACTCGATCCCGGTGCGCAGCTTCACCGATTTCCGCGACCTCGTCGTGCTGATCGGCGGACCCGATCCGGCCCAGCATCCGCAGTCATGGTACGGTGCCGAGTATCACGCCTGGCTGCAGCAGCAGTACCTCGGCACCGGCATCCAGGACTACTTCGCGCGCAAGCGGTTCGTCTTCGTCGACTCGATCACCGACCTGACGCGGCAGGCCATGACCTATGCCCGCCAGCAGCCGGAGGCCTTCTCGGACCGGACCGGCAAGCCGGATGTCCGCGGCGCCTACGGGCTTCTGGGGCGCGAAGTGATCCAGGCCCTCAAGCATCTCCAGCATGCCCGCGGCAAGACCGTGATCTTCGTCGGCGTCCTCGAGAAGGTGACCGACGAGTTCGGCGCGACGACCTGGCAGCCGCAGATGGAGGGCACGAAGGCCGGGCGGGAACTGCCGGGCATCGTCGATCAGGTCGTTTCGATGCAGCTCTTCTCCCGCGACGCCAGGGGCGACTGGATCCTCGACGAGACATCCGCCGAGCGTCGCCTCGTCTGCCGCGCCGGCAACCCCTGGAGCCTTCCCGCCAAGGACCGCTCCGGCCGCCTCGACCTGACCGAGCCGCCCGATCTCGGTGCGCTTCTCGCCAGGATCGACGGCCGCGCCCCTGCCCGCACCGCCACACATTCCTGATCCTGAAAGGAAACATGCGATGAGCTACGACCTGAACGACGCCCAGCCGCAGACGCCCCCCATCGGCGAACTGATCCCCGACGGCACCTTCGCCAGGGTGCGGCTGACCATCCGCCCCGGCGGGGTGAACGGCGCGACCCCGATCGATGCGGGCCTCCTGAAGGCCTCGCAGTCCAGCGACGCGAAGATGCTGGACTGCGAGTTCACGGTGGTCGAGGGCCCCCACGCCCGGCGGAAGTTCTGGCAGAGCTTCACCGTCTCGGGCGGCAAGCTGGACGAGAAGGGCCAGTCCATCGGCTGGAAGATCTCGAAATCAACCTTCCGGGCGATGATCGACAGTGCACTGGGCCTCAATCCCCAGGACATGAGCGAGGCGACCAGGGCCAAGCGGGTGCTGCCCGGGCTCAAGCATCTCGACGGTCTCGTCTTCGCCGCCCGCATCATGGTGGAGCATGCCTCCAACCCACAATACCGTGACCAGAACCGCATCGCCAACGTCGTCCTGCCCGACGAGCCGCAGTATGCCGCGATCATGCGCGGCGAGACCCTGCCCCCGGAGCCGGTCAACGCGCAACCGCGCAAGGCCCCGAGCGCCGCGGCGCCGGGCTGGCAGGCCCCGGCACCGGCCTGGGGGGTGCCGCAACCGTCGCCTGCGGCGCCGACACCGCAGCCCGCAGCGGCACCGGCCTGGGGGCCGCAGAACGCCCCGACCACCGGGCCCGCGCCGCAGGCCCCCACCCCCGCTGCGCCGCGCGCCCCCGCCATGCCCGCCTGGCTCAATGGCTGAGGCGCGGGGAAAGCGGCGGTCCGGTGGACCCGCGCGGACCACCACCGCCGGACCCGACGGGTCCGGGCCGGGCGACCGGCCCATGACCCCCGACGAATGGCAGGCGCACGTGACGCGCGCCGCCGCGCTGGAGATCGGACGATGGCTCGAATCCCGCGGAAGACTGCACGCCCCCATCGCGAGCCTGACGCTCGCGGACCTCGAGGCGATGGCAAACAACGCGATCTCCCGCTGGATCGTGATGCAATCGGAACGGCTGCACCGGCAGGACTGGCCACGGGACGACCCGACCGCGACGCTCTTGCTCGGATAGCGCTCTGCGCCGTCTGCGCCCGCGAAGCGCGCGGCTTCGGCTACTGGCACGGCCTCCGCCGGGACCATCCGTCGCAGCGATCGCTCCCGCGGAGCGATCCTCACCCCTACCACCGCTTCTGCTCGCTCCGCTGTCAGGACGCGGGCAGCGCGATCGCCGAAAGGAGCAACGGCATGATCGACAAGACCGCCCGCGAGGCACAGGCCATCCGCGATGCCCGGGTGGCGTTCGCCGAAGCGCTGAACGAGCTCGGCCTGATGGAGCCCTTCTTCCACCGCAGCGCCGAGGACATCGACCGCCTGATCGAGGCGGCGGTCACCGGATACATCGACAGCATGCAGAACCAGGCCGCGCGCAAGGAGCGCACCGGCACGGTTCCGGATGACCCTCTGCCTTTCTAGTCGGAGGGCACGGCGATGATCGACCTGAACGACGACACCGCGTCCTGCAACTGGAAGCACCTGCTCGAGGCGGCCACCGAGAACGCCGTCACCGATTTCGAGATCGAGTTCTGCGAGAGCCTCCGCCAGAAGCTGGCGCGGTTCGGCAACCGCGCCCGGCTGACGGACGCGCAGTTCCACAAGCTGACCTGCATCGCGCAGGCCGGCGGCTTCTGGGAACGCAACCAATGGTCGACCTGAACCATGGCTCGGGCTTCGTCTACGGTGCCGAAGCGCCGCGCCCGCCCATCGCGCAGGCCGTCTCCGCCGCCATCGATGCCGCCCTGACGGCGCGCCACCGCGCCGAACGCCCCCGCACCTATGTCAGTTCCTCGGGGCTGGGGCGCGACTGTCTGCGCCAGATCCAGTACGACTTCCTCGCGGTGCCGAAGGACGAAGGCCAGGAGTTCGAACCGCGCACGCTGCGCATCTTCGAGGCGGGCCACAGGGCCGAGGACATCGTCGCAGGCTGGTTCCGGATCGCCGGTTTCGACCTGCGCACCGAACGTTCCGACGGCCGCCAGTTCGGCTTCGAGGCCCTCGGCGGGCGCTTCAAGGGCCATATCGACGGCTGCTTCGTCTCCGGCCCGGTCGCGATGGACTATCCCGCCCTCTGGGAGAACAAGGCGCTCGGGGCTTCCGGCTGGAAGGACGTGGTCAAGCGCGGCGTCAGTATCGCGCGCCCCGTCTATGCCGCCCAGATCGCGCTCTACCAGGCCTACATGGACCTGCCCAACCCGGCGCTCTTCACCGCGCTCAACCGCGACACGATGGAGCTGCACGCCGAGCTCGTGCCCTTCGATGCGCATCTCGCGCAGGAGATGTCGGATCGCGCCGTCGCCGTGGTGCGGGCCTCCGATGCCGGGGAATGGATGCCGCGCGCCGCGGCCGAGCCCACAGCGGTCATCTGCCGCGGCGGCATGGCGGCCGGCAGGCAGCACATGCCCTGCGCATGGGCGAAGCGATGCTGGGGGGACGGCGGTGTCTGACATCGTCCCCTCGGCCGCGCAGGCCGCCGCGATCCGCGAGATCAAGGACTGGTTCGAGAACCGCACCAGGGATCAGCAGGTGTTCCGCCTCTTCGGCTATGCCGGGTCGGGCAAGAGCACGGTCCTGAAGTTCGCCCTCGACGAACTCGGCCTCTCGCCTCACCGCAGCGCGAAGGACGAACCCTGCGTGCCCGGCGTCGTGACCGCCACCTTCACCGGCAAGGCCGCGCTGGTTCTGACCCGCAAGGGTACGCCCGCGCGCACCATCCACAGCCTGATCTACTCGGTGATCGAGGCGACCGAGGAAGAGATCAAGAAGGCCGAACAGAAGATCGCGGAGGCCGAACGCGACGCGCTCCGTCTCACGGGGTTCGAGCGCACCACGGCCGAAGCTACGATCGAGGCGATGCGTCAGGCACTTTTGGCGATGAAGCATCCGCGCTTCACACTGAACCCGGAAAGCGATGCGGCGGATGCCCGGCTGATCGTGCTCGACGAGGTATCGATGGTCGGCGAGGAAATGGCCCGCGATCTGATGAGCTTCGGCAAGCCGATCCTCGTGCTGGGCGATCCCGGACAGTTGCCGCCGATCAAGGGCGAAGGCGCCTTCACCCGCGACGCGCCCGACGTGATGCTGACGGAAATCCACCGCCAGGCGGCCGAGAGCGCCATCATCCGCCTCGCCACCATGGCGCGGATGGGGGAACCCATCGGCTTCGGGGTCTACGACACCCATGTCGCCAAGCTCCGCAAGGGCGACATCTCGGCGGAGCAGGCGCTCCGCAGCGACCAGGTGATCTGCGGCCTGAACGCGTCGCGCCTGCAGTTGAACAACACGATGCGCGCAGCGGCCGGGCTGGGCGGGACATGGCTGCCCACCGGGCCGGCCGAGAAGATCATCTGCCTGAAGAACCAGAACGATCTGGGGCTGGTCAACGGAATGTTCCTGACCCTCGAGGACATCGTCGACGAGGGAAGCCTCTACTTCTCGGCCGTCGTTCGAAACGAGGACGGATACGTCATCGGCGGACTCGAACGGGACGGCCGCCCTCACCTGTACGGCCGCCCTCATCGGTTGCGCATCTACAAGGGGCATTTCGAGGATCACGTCGCCTACGATGCCAAGCGCCATGACCGCGACTGGCGCGCCAAGCGCCTGCTGACCGAAGCGACCTTCGGCTGGGCGATCACCGCCCACAAGGCGCAGGGCTCGCAGTGGGAGAACGTGATCGTCTGGGATGACGGACTGGGCCGCAACGAGATCGACCGCCGCCGCTGGCTCTACACCGCGATCACCCGGGCCGAGCGCGGGCTCGTCATTCTGGCATGAGGGGTGCGATGATCGATCTCAACGACATCCCGGCTACGAAAACCCGGCACGATCTGGCGGCCGTGAAGGAACGGCTCGCCCGCACGGCCCATGACTGGCTGCCGGGGCTCTTCCCCGAGGCCCGGCTCGCGCGCGACCGCCGTTCCCTGCGCTGCGCCGACCTCTCCGGGCGCCCGCCGCGCAAGGAAGGCTCCTGCGTCATCCATCTCGACGGGCCCTATGCCGGCTGGGGCTTCGACCATGCCACCGGCGAACGGGCCGGTCCCATCGATCTGATCGCGCACGCCACCGGCCTCTGCGACGGCGCGCTCATCGACGAGGCGGTGCGGCTCGCGGGGATGGACCATCCCGCACCACGGCCCACGCCGGCGTCGTCCATGCGCGCGCGCCCCGACCACTCCGCCGAGATCGCCCGCCTCATCGACGGCGCTGTGCCCCTCGCGGGCACGCCGGGCGAGACCTGGCTGCGCACCCGCGGGCTGTCCGATCCCGGATCGCCAGACCTCCTGTTCCACCCCGACCTGCCGGACTTCGACACCTGCCGCGGCTGGCCCGGCATGATCGCGATCCTGCGGCTGCCGGACGGGACCCGCGCGCCGGGCATCCACCGCACCTTCCTCCTGGACGACGGCAGCGCCAAGGCGCCCCCGGGCAGGAAGATGCTCGGCAGCGTGAAGGATGCCGTGGTCCGGCTGTTCCCGATGCCCGAGGACGGGCACATCGGCGTCGCCGAGGGGATCGAGACGGCGCTCGCCGCCCATGCCCTCTTCGGCACAGCGGTCTGGGCGGCGCTGTCGGCCGACGGTCTTGCGCGGTTCCAGTGGCCCGAGGGCACCCGGCGCGTCACCATCTTCGCCGATGCCGGGCAAACCGGCCGCCAGGCGGCCGCGACCCTCTCGGACCGCCTGAACCGCGCCGGCATCCCGAACGCGATCGTCACACCGCTCCACGGCGACGACTTCAACGACGACCTTCTGCGAGGGGCACGCATGGAGGATTACGCGCAACCGGCCTGTGCCACAGCGGAGCCGCAGGCCGATCCGGAGACGGCCACCCCCATCGTCGCCTCCGCCGACGATCCCGCCACCCTGATCGCCGCCGCCGAGGCTCTGACCAACCCGCCCGAGCTCGAAGCCCTGTCCACGCTGCTCGGGCGCCTCGCGCTGGCGAAGCTGGATCCTCTGGCCGAGCGGCAGGTCATCGCACGCATCAAGTCCGCGACAGGCATCGGCACGTCGGTCCTGACCCGGCAGATGGCCGAGCTTCGCCGCCGCGTCACTGCCACCGGCGACCCGCATACGCCGATCCCGAAGCCCGCCTGGTTCCGGCGCCTCAGGCTCGACACAGCCGGCGCGCCCGAGCGCAACGAAGCCAACGTCATCGTGGCGCTCACCGCCGATCCGGCCTTCGCGGGCGTGCTCGCCTTCGACGAGTTCTCCCAGGAGGTCGTCGTGCGCCAGCCGCTGCCGTGGGACGCCGCGACCGGCCCTTTCCCCCGCCCATGGCTGGACGCCGACGACACCCGCACCGCCGAATGGCTGCAGCTGCGCGGCGTCAACGTCGCACCGGTCGTCGTCAGCCGCGCCGTCGGCGCCGTCGCCCGCGAACGCCGCATCCATCCCGTCCGCGACTGGCTCGACAGCCTGACCTGGGACGGCACGCCCCGGATCGGAACCTGGACCAGCACCTGTCTCGGCGCCGAGCCCACCGCGTTCAACCACACCATCGGCGAACTCTGGCTCATCTCCGCCGTCGCCCGCATCCATCGCCCCGGCGTGAAAGCCGACCACATGCTGATCCTCGAGGGGCCGCAGGGCGCGCGCAAGTCCACAGCGATCAAGGTGCTGGCAGGCGAGCAGTGGTTCACCGACGAACTGCCGGAACTCGGCTCCAAGGACGCCGCCATCCACATGCAGGGCGTCTGGATCGTCGAGATCGCCGAACTCGACGCCATGAGCCGCGCCGAGGTCTCGCGCATCAAGGCCTTTCTGACCCGCACCACCGACCGCTTCCG